ATTTGCAGATATTGTAGAAACTACACAAGAATTTTATCATGCGATTGACAATCGGGAATCTTCCAAGCACATGTCACGATGGAAAGAAGTGAACTACTTTTTATACGCTGAAAATTTTTGGAAAAGTGACGTAGTTAATCAGTTCTACCAGGCTGAATTAGAAACCAACCTTGGTAGATATTATAGATACAATTAAGCGTTTACCGCTTTGATAACCGCAAAGTTCAACACAATGGCTTCACTGCGTGAACTTGCAAATCTATTGCCCACGCTGATTCTACATGAACCAGCGGCCGTGGCATCGCATTGAACGCTATAAGCACCTGCTGTGGCACCTGACGCAATGCTGACCATGACCACGTCAGTGGCAGCAATAGTACTGTTGGTCAGTGTGAAACTGACTTCCGCAGCCGCCGCCAATGCAGCATTGTTCATGGTAATTTGTCCGCAACGTTTGTTTAGAGTGACACCTGTTGATTTGTCTGTGGCCTGCGTTACTGTACCACCGGTGCCTGTACTGTATCCCACAGCTGATTCCACGCTGCCCAGGAGTGGTCGATTCAGATCAAATATGGTAATTGTGGTGCCTGAATCTGTTGTTGAAAATCCAAACTCGTATGTGCCTGTGGCAGCAAAGGTAATCACATTGGCAGCATATCCTTGCACACCTGTGGTGCCTAGACTTACTGCCACTGGCAGTGTTAGTGTGTATGCTGTGTTGGTAATGGAGATTCTCAGTCTGATTATTCCGGCTGCACCAGAGGCAGGAAAGTTTGTGAAATCCAAGCTGATGCTTCCTGTGGTGCTGATAGCTTGATAATGACCGGCACTGTAGTCCACTGTGATAGTGCCGCTGGTGGCAGTGAGTTGAACTGCTACAGCACTAAAGTCTCTAATGGCAGCAGCATAGATCAAGTTGTCCGCCATGTTGTTGTCCAGGATGGTACCAGCCAGTGCGCTCTTGAAAATGCCGTTGTTTTCAAGATCCGTGATCTCAGTTGCTGCTGAGGCAAAGTTGGTTTTGATATTGGTAAAGTTGTCTCTAAAGCCCTGGGTGTTGTTGGGCTGTCCAGCAACTGGAAAGTTGCCGTCTATGTTGTTGGGGTTTATGCTGCTGCTCATAGGTATTCCTTGTTGTAGATATTTATTGTCTCGTAGAAATCGCTAAATAATCCAAAGGCCCGCGAACATGCAAAAAAAGACCCGAAGTATACTGGAAGAACTCGACACGTTGTATGTAGAACGTGATCGTCGTTTGATCATAGAAACTCGAGCTGACAGCATTATTGCCAGTGCCATACGACTGATTGAGCAAATAGAAACAGAGTTTGGTGCTGACCAAGCTGACAATCTCACAAGAAAATTGCTCAACGCCATACGAACAAAAGATGCTGGAAAGTTTTCCAGATCAGTTAGGAAAACACATGCAGATTCATGAATTGACTCGCCGTAAACTTGTGCAAGAAGCAAGTCTCGGTGGTGCCATTGCTACCAGCATTGCTACCCAGGCAATCAACAAGGTGTTACCCGGAGTAAATGCTGCTGCCGGCACTGTGACTTCTGGTGGCAATGCAGCCTCCGCTGCCGGAAAATTTTCACAGGAAATGGCCAAACCTCTTGCATCTCAGCTGCAATCAGCATGGACACAAATGGTGCAGTCCAAACTGAAAGATTCTGGAGTTACAAGTTTATCACAAATTGCCAATCCAACAGAAGCTGCCCAACTAAAACCTCGCCTGGCGCAGTTAATCAACAAAATGGTTGGCGGCAGCGGCTACAGCCAGGTAAACTATATGCAACTGCCTGGTATGGTTCAGAAAGACCCGGCCACACAGGAAACTGCATATACCGCAGTTGAAACTATCACACAAATGATAGATGAAATTTACAAAGAGACACTGACTCCGTCTGGTGCTGCTGCGTTGACAAATAGCTTTTTGACATTGACACAAACCGGCGTGTTACCAGCACAACAACTATTGCAATTCAACAGGCTAACTGATCCAAATCAGCCTGCTGCTCCAACTTCAACTCCTGCTGCAAAAGAACTAGCAAAAGAACTAGGTATTGATGCTGCGGGACTTGCAGCGGGCCAGGCTTCTGCTCGAAAAGACCCGGCCAAGGCCCTGCAGGCCTATAAAGAACTAATGAACATAAGATGAAACATCTATTAGAAGGCGGCAATGTATTCAAAGATGCTCAGGGTCAGCCACTAACACAACGCATCAATCAGGCTGACGTGCCTGCTACTATTGCCTGGGTTGAGCAGGTGACAGGCATCGAATTTCCTGAAGATCGTTGGCTGGGCAGCACTGGCCGCAAGCCCACATCTGGTGACCTGGATCTGGCTGTGGATCTCACTGAAGTTTCAAAAGAACAACTGGCTGGAATACTCACACAATTTGTACAGAGTCAAGGAGCCGATCCTAGGGAATATGTGGTCAAAAAAGGTGAGGTGCATTTCAAAACTCCCATCCGCGGCGACTCCAAAAAAGGATTTGTACAAACAGACTTCATGTTCTTTCCTGATCTAGACTGGGGACAATTCTACTATGGTGGATCAGAAGAATCAGCTTTCAAGGGCATGAACCGCAATGTGCTCATGAGTTCGATTGCCAAACAGGCCGGCCTCAAAGTGGGTGCAAATGGCATGTTCAGTCGCACCACAAATCAACTGGTCAACGGTGGCATGGATCCAGACTATGTTGCCAAAACATTGTTGGGTGCAAATGCCACTCGTGACAATCTCAAAAGTGTAGAATCAATTTATGCTGCGCTGGCAACTGATCCTAAACGTGATGCCAAGCTCGCAGACTTTCGTGAATATCTAGACCGCGAAGGCTTGCAAGAACCAACATCCGTGGCCGAAAGTGACACACACTTCCTGGCACGTCTGCGTGATCGTATTGTGAATCGTGGCTATGTTGCCTTGGTAGAAGCTGAACAAGCTGGCGTGGGCGGCAGAGCCAAGGGCATTGAACACCTGGAAGACCTGGTGTTTCGTCGAGGCACACAAGGCATTGTGGATGCGCTGGAAATTGTAAAACAAGCCACAGAGTCACCCAAAACTATCACTGCCAAGTGGGATGGAAAGCCTGCTGTGATATTTGGTCGCAAGCCTAGTACAGGCGAGTTTGTGCTCACAGATGGTTCGGGCTTTGAGGCCAAGGGCTATGATGGTCTTGCTACCAGTCCCAGAATGATGGCTGACATACAAAACAGACGTGCAGGCGACAGAACCGAATTGATCAACTTGTATGCACAGCTATTCCCTGTGCTAGAAGCTGCACTACCTGCCAACTTCCGTGGATATGTCAAAGGCGACTTGTTGTACATGTCAACTCCTCCTGAAATTGCAGGCAACTATGTGTTCCGTCCCAACACAATTGAGTACAAGATCCCTGCTCGAAGTGCGCTGGGTCAACGCATTGGTGCTAGCACAATTGGCATTGCCATACACTCAATGTATGCGGATGTGGGCGATGCACGTCAGCCACTCAAGGGTGTGACGTTTAATCCTGTGCCAGGCCTGATGCTGGAACGTCCTGCTACTCCTGGCACAATAGCCACAGACAGCAACCTGGAAAAACAACTGCGCAGTCTGGTGCGCACAGACGGTGCTGCCATCAACACCTTGTTTGATCCTGCTGAACTACGCACCCACAAGATTACAGATCTTGCCAAGCTGTGTGTGGACTTTATCAACACCAAGGTTGGCAGCCCACTCAACGGTGCTACGCTATTGCCAGAATTTGGTGACTGGTTACAAACCAAGGTAACTTCGCAAAAGTTCCGTAACATTGTGGAATATCTGCAGAGTCCCAGTTCAAATACCGCAGCCCTGGCCGCAGCTTTTACTGCATTTATTTTGTTGCATGATCTCAAAATGAACATTCTAAAACAGGCTGACACTCAGCATCCAGGGCAAGAAGGTTGGGTCATGGCCACTCCTGCAGGCTATGCCAAGGCTGTGAATCGCTTTGATCCCAATGCTTTTGCGGCTCAAAATCGTCAGAGAAATAACCCTCAAGAAGCGTGATTTTTCCAAACTGACTAAATAAAAGCAGGGACCATGTGTCCCACTAACTTAAAGGAAATTTATCATGGCAGTATTTACAAAAGTAAACGGAACTACACAACCAGTATTTGCACTGGACGTGGCAAACGGTTCCATCGCAGGAACAGCCAACGTGGCAGCACAAGGCCCAGTTCAGATCCAAGGTCCAAAACTTGACTTCTTCACTTTGACAGCTAACGCCGCGTTGACCAACGCTGGTAACGTTAACGGTTACTTGAACAACGTGTTGACATCTGTTCAACAACTTGGTACAATCGCAATTTACCAAGCCGGCGCAACAGCTGGTACAATCAGCTTGGCTATCTATCCAAGCGGTGCGTACACTACAACTACTCTGGTTGCTGCTGCTCAAACAGCCAATGCAACTGGTGGTTTAAACATTGGTATCCCAACTGCCAACGTGAGTGCTACAGCTAGCTTCACTAACCTGTAATCAGTTTAGACCCACAGCAACCCCGGACGTAAAAAATCCGGGGTTTCTTTTTGGCATTAAATACTCCTAGAATGAAGATAACATGCCGCACACTTTTTGATTGTAGTCTTACAGGCGTT